TGCCAGAGCCGTAGGATGCGATCTGTACCTGAGAGACACCACCCGTGCTCAACTGTTCACGCCAAGTAGAACCCCTTGCGAGATAAATCTTATCCTTCGTGTTAATAGGAGTTACAGCAGCGATAGTTTTCTTGGGGAGGAGGCTAGTCAACCCACTGTTTGAGTCACTCCCCGAAACGAAGTCTACGTACCATTTACGAGGGCCAGTGCTAGGGACGAAGTCTTCGTCACGAACGATAAAATTATCAGTGATCTCTGAGTACTCTCCGTCACCACTTACGACAGCCACAATACCGATATACGCCTCACCCGAGGAGTCGGCAGTAAACGATCCAGTCGCAGTAGTTCCATCCCAAGTATAAGAGACGTCACCAGCATCGATAAACTCTTGGTAGCCGAACGAGGCGTCAGGCAAATCAGGTTCGTCGTCGACACGAAAAATAGTAAAGGCACCAGTGCTTGTCCCGTAGTAGGCGGTTCCTACGAAAACATAGACAGTGCCGGGGGTCAGTCCAGTAAGATGCTTATAGACTCGAGGATTACCACCAGCAGCAGTGGCGCGAATACGATCACCGACCGTAGTCATCACCGTGTTAGTACCCTGAATCCAAGGGCCGGTGGCAACGTTTCCGTCACCACTAGAACCCCCGCCCGCACCTGATCGGCGCTTTTGCTTATTAATACCAAAGCCGAAACCGATCATGATAAATCCTTAAATTGCTTCGAAGATAGAGATTGTGTCATTCTTGTTGATCGCGATGTATTCGACCATCCCGTCACGGACCAGAAAGCCTGTGCCAGCAGCGGCAGTTGGAGCCTGTCCTACGAGTACCCAGACATCACAGTCAGTCGGAACTACTCGGACGACATCAAGAGTATCTGTCCCCGAAAGGCCAGCTGATTGGGCAGTACCGGGGGTGGTCGTTACATTTGCGTATTGAGTTTGGGCGTCACTAACCAGAATGGCAGCCGCATTGAGTTTTGAATACTTAGAGATTGAGACTGCTACGGTAGCCATGATTATGCCTTTAGTGCTGCGAGGATTGCGGTCACGGCGACATTCAATTCTTGGAAGTTATTTTTCAACGCATCGATCGAGTTGTTGGTCGAAGTGAGCGAAGCGGCAGTAGTATCCGTCGAAGCAGCCGTAGCGGCAGCGACAGTCTGATATGCACCGTTAGCGATACCACCGGCAGAGCCAGTAGGCATACCAGCAGCGACGACGGCTGGTTTAGTATTTGTATTTACACCGGCTTCGTTAAGCGCGTCGATGACAGCCGCCTGACCAGTGATCCCGTTATTAGCAGCTTCTACTACAGTATCAGCAATTGTTTTAGCCATGTGAGTTCCTTCTTAGGCGGTTGTGCCGTCAGCTAGGACCCAAGTCGGATTCTTGAACCAGATGGGTTTTCCTAGAGTTGTGTCGAAATAGATATAACCTTCGTAGCCAGAACCGAGGGTCGGCCTGTTAGCTGTAGTCCCTTGCTTACGGGTCATGATGGCAACCCATCCAGTAGAGTCGTTAGTCCCGGACTCTTTCAGATAGGCAGTAATTCCCGTACCACCACCGACACGAAGCATGAGGTCTCCAGTGCCACCCACGATATTTCCGGCAGGAGCGCCGTTGTGTGTATGGATACGAGAGACAAAGTTCGTAGGGCTGTTGATCGGCAAGACAACCTGACCGGGGCGGATACCAGCATTGGCGTTCGTAGTACCGTCAGAATCGTTGGCGACTCGATTGCCATAGCATGTATTTAGTCCTGCAGCATTGTGGTAGGAGTCGAGGTTTCCAGCCACCGAGGCAGAGAACAAGAAGGTCCAGAGGACTGCACCGTCAGATGCATCACCAGATGTATGAGTAGGAGGAGTAACTCCTGTAGTCGTTCCGACGTTGCTCGAAGAGATTTTATAGACGTTCGTACCGTAGTAGCGATACGTGTTAGAACTCATTGAAGCGACGGTGACTCCAGTAGCCCATTGGATGTACGAATGGGTATGGACACGGACACCATAGCCCTGTGTCGGAGAGACCTGATCGTCGTAGCAGACGTTGCCAGAAATCGCGTTGTCCCGGCCCTGACCACCCCAAGCGGGGTTGACCATAATGCCAGCGAAGTTCAGTCCAAGAGTGCCGAAGCTCTGACAGTTGTTAGCACAGACGTTGCCTGTGACCGTATTACTATGTCCGTAGACGCAGATGCCGTTATTGGCGTTATTAACACTGACGTTACCCGTGACTGTATTTTGATATCCTGTGATTGAGATACCGTTGTCTCCAGTCCCCTCGGCGTGGTTGTCGGCGACCCGGTTGCCATAGCAATTCAGGGTGACACCGATGAGCTCTAGGCCGTTACTGTAGCAACGATTGCCTACGATGTTGTTCTTGTATGTACCATCACCGAGGTAGATACCAAAGCCACCACACTGTAGGAGATTGTTCCTGACGTCGATCTTGTTTGTAGTCGGATTGTCTAGGTAGACACCGTGGAGATCGATCCCGGTCAACTCGCAATCGAGGACCTTACATTCGGACGAACCACCATCGATCTTGATGCACTGTGTCGAGTTCGTCAGTTTGATATTCTGGATGACGACATCAGTACTATTGGTAACTTGGATACAGCGGTTAGAACCACCCTTAGAGCCTTTGTCACCGTCGATGATCAAATCCTTGATCCGGACGTTAGAGACGCCAGTCATATTGAAAAGGCGTTGGGAGTTCCCGGTCGTCTTGAGTTTGGCACGCCCACCTATAGAAGTAATGGTCGTGTTACTCGGGACCGTAAACGTCGCCGTAAGTATGTATTCTGTCCCACCGTTATATGGGAAAACGATTACCTGACTTGTAGCCAGAGCGCGAGTCATCGCGTTATTATAGTTTGTCTCAGTCGCAAGCTTATAATCTAAGATGTTTGCGACCTCAGCGAAACGGTCAGCATACGGGCGGGAGACGACACTTCCAGTAGAAGTGATTGACAAAGAAGTCGTGTCTAACACACTCAAGACAGCAGCTTCTCCAGTAACTCCGTTGTTCCGTGCCTCGTAAATTGTATCAGCGATTGTCTTGGTCAATTTGGACTCCTTTAGAGGATCAGGGGGCCGAAGCCCCCATCACCTTATGATTACGAACCGAGAGCTACGATGCCCGAACGGCTGTTGTCACGATCTACGAGGTCTACACAGAGTGCGTAGAAGGTGATTTCACCACCAGTCCACGTACCGGTCTGCGAAGCGACCAACATAGAGACGAGACCAGCACCCGTAAAGGTTGCATCGGTCGTGCCGAGTGCGCCAGCAACAGGCTTACCAACACCAAGAGGGTTAGCAAACGAATTGAGAGCGGCACCATCGAAGTCCCAACCATCGATCCAGACGTCCGTGTCAGCACCCGTGTAACCTACGTCGAGCGTAAGGTCAGTACTCGTGCCAGCAAAAGCGCCAGTCTTGCGTGCCCATACGTGAAGCAGGGCAGTGCCATCCGGTACACGGAAGACGTCGTATACGTCAGCAGCCGCGATTGCGGAGCCTTTAGCATTGATCATCTGAGCGGCAGTTACAGTAACTTCAACGACGTACGGAAGACGTACATCGGGTGCGTACTTCGACGGAGCGTTGCTCGAAGTAAGTGCGCGGGAAATATCAACCATTAGAATTCTCCTTCTTTACCTAATTAGGCGTTGATGTTGTAGACAGCACGAACGAGTGCTTCCGAACGGAGAATCTTACGGCCATAGAGCTGCATCCCACGTACGAGATCGCCGAACGAATCCGGGTCACGGTACTTTTCGGTCTGCTTCAACTGCGACGCCGTAGCGACAGCCGAGTTATGACCAGCAAGGATGATACCATAGTCGGTAGCGTTGCCGTTGGTGTCTGGGTTGCCCGGGCCGTTACCGATACGCGGGAGGTTGTTGGATTCGTAAATCGTAAACCCACGAATCTTGTTAGCCGAGAGCTGGCCGTTGAAGAGACCTTCATTGCCATTCTGACCGGGAGCGTAGTCGGCGTTGACCAGCTTGGAGTTTTCGTCCAAGAGCTTTTCGACGAAGACTGGATCGACAACTACCCAGCGACCTTCCTTATCAACGTTCAGCTCGTTGAGCTTACGGTTCATACGGTTAAGAATCTGGAGAGGAGTCGCATCGTACGTGCCGGTCGTGCCGACAGCGATGGAGTCAGTCGTTGCGCCACCAGCAACAAAGTCTGCACGAGTCAGCTTGTTACGGGTAAGCCATTCGTCGGTACCAGCAGTGCTCTGGTTAGGCGTGCCAGTCGGGGTCGTGTTGACAGTCCAGAGACCGGTGTCACGATTCCAAACATAGCCGCTCATGTATGCGAGGACTTCGGAGTCATACGTGTCGCGCATCTTATAGCCAGCACGATCCGTAGCCATGTCCATCCAGTTGACGTGGCTCTGCTTCTCTTCGATGTCATCGACGCCGAACATGAAGTAGTTGGCCTTGTCAACGATCAGCGAGAAGTCTTCGTCTACGAGGTCCTGACGGACAAGAGACGTACCACGGGCATACTGACGGACGATGATTTCCGGCTCTTTGATGATTCGAACCGAGTCACCGAAAGCGGAGATTTCACCGAAGTAGTCGGAGTTAGTAATGCCTTCTACGACCGAAGATTTACGGAAAGCCTTCTGAGCCTTGCGCGAGAAGATCGTCGGAGAGAAAACACCGTTAGGAAGGTTGTGCCAATTGGCAGCAGCTTGAAAAGCCATTTTGTATATCCTTGAAAGATTGTTGAGGGTTTGTTAACCATTCGCAAAACTTTCTAAGGGCCTGTCTAACATCGGGTGCGTGTCGGATGATCAGTCTTCCACGGGCCGAGCGATAGGGTGTCTTATACTTATATGCTGTAATGTCTTAGGAGTGGGGGCATTCACGCCCCGGTCCCGTATTAGCGAGCAGCCCCAGAGATATCATAGAACTCTGGTGATTGGCGTGCTTTATCGATTTCTGCCTCGTGCTTGTAGTAGTCCCTTTCAGAGAGACGTTCTACTTGCGACTCGGTCCATTTGACTTTACCGTTGCCGGGTTCGTCAGAACGCGGAGTGCGAATCGGGTAGGCCGCAGAACGATCATTCCTTGGAGCCTCTTCGCGCTTCTCACGCTTAGTCTTTGCCAAATGCGCCTTGTAGAAATCTACCGCATCCGAGGCAAACTGTACGTCAGTGTCGTTCTCATAGAGTGCCTGTGAGACCCAACTTGACTGTTTAGGGAGCCATTCTTTGAAGTCATCGGTTTCGATCAACTGTTCAAAGTCTGGGTGAATCTTGAGGAGTGCGAGGTATGCACGCTGGGCAGCGGCCTGAGCCTTTTCTGCAGCAGCTTCCTGCTTTACCTTATTTACTTCCTCTAGTACATTTTCATTGCCCTTAAGGACGATGGTCTGAATGATTTTGGCTACGTCTGGAAAGCGCTCCATCCATGCCGAGACTTCTTCTTCAGTCTTAGGGTACTTGATCTGAGCCTTACTGGCCACTGCAAGCTGTTCTTCGAGTGCCTTAATTCTGGACTCATTCTGCTTGTCTTTATCAGCCTGAAAGCGACGGAGGTCACCGTACCGCTTTTTAAAAGTCTGCTCTTCCGCTGAGAGTTCCTCAGGTTCAGGAGCTGGCTGGATTACATGTTCATCGTCGTCAGCTTCCATCTCTTCACGATATCGCTGATTCATATAACGATTAGCTACCAAAGTCTTTCCTTTCGAGGGCCATTAGTTGCTGCGGGATGCAGGGTTATGGGTCGCCCGTACCATATTAGATTGAGCTTGTGTTCTTGTCGGAGGCTCTGTTATCGAACACACTAGGAGTGGTGCCACCATTCGCTCAATTAGTTAAATCCACCTTGTCCTCTTCCTGAAGACATCCCACCACGTGAGTTGCCTGAAGAAGCAGAGGAGGCCGATCCACCGGCTGATCCACTCTTAGCGGACGAGCCAGAAGTCGCACCACTCATGGAGGAATTCCCCATGCCACGAGGAGAATTAGAACCGGCTTGTGAGCCAGACTTAGATGTTGCGGAGCCGGTGGAGCCAGTGGACGACTTCGTAGAGCCACCCATCATACCACCAAATCCTGTAGCGCCACCCGGAGAGTTGCCTCGAGTCCCAAGACTGGAACCTGAGTAACCCATCGCTGAGTATCCACCACCGTAACTTTCAGAACCCTTCTTGCCGTCTGCCATTCCAGACATGCCAGAGATTCCACCAGTCTTACCAGATGAGACACCGGACTTGCCGATGTCAGAACTAATATGACCGTAACCAGCCGTGTCTGACTTAGCTACTGCAGACGAACCAAACGAAGAACCCGGGGTCCCTGTGACTCCGATACCGACACCAGCAGCAGGGCCATAAGCCTTACCGTATGCCGATTGTGAAGCCTCGAGACTCGGATTCTCAGGAGTACCGAACGTGTGAAGTCCGACAGCATCTATTAGGTCGTCAGCGTAGTTAGTCTTGACTAGACCCTTATTGTTATAAGAAGTACTATTCGGCGAAGCAGAGGGTGCAGTACCTGAGAGGTAACTGCCGACCATAGAATTGACCTGAGGGCCAAACTTACTATAGTTGTCTGCTGTCGTCGAAATCTTGTCATCATCCAGAGCGTTATAAGCTCCGGGAGCAGTCAAAGCAGAAGCCATGGGAGACGGCTTACTCGCGAATGCTCTAGACATCGCTCGGTTGTCCATCGTACCGGCTATAGAGGCTGCCTCAGCCTGTGCTACAGGGTCACCGGCTACCAACCCACGTAGTGAGTTAGGACCAAGCTCACCGGCTATCGTCGCGCCCATCAGACCCTTTTCACGGTCGGTGTACTGAGCGCCCATCCCCATACTGGAGAATGATGACGGGGACATAGGACCGGCAGGGACCGAAGACATAGACGAAGGAGTAGCAGTCGGCGTAGAGACTTTGTTCTGTGCTTGACTAATCGCCGAAGAGTAGCCCATCACTCCGTACCCCGTAGGAGCCGACTGTTGGACGTTAGCCATCATCCCCCTAGTTTCTGGTTTGGCAGGAGATGCCGTACTAGGACCAGACGGGAAGTTATTCGTCGTCAGAGCATTCCGAGGATTGACTCCCGGGGTCGGAGCAGACTTAAAATTCTTCAACGACTCGTTCTGGTATGCAGCGGTCTGCTGTGCGTCACGGATAGCAGCAGTCTGAGAGGGTGGTTGACCGGCACCCCAAGTATTGGGATTACTAGGACGAGTATCATCTACGTGGATGGCAGTACCACCCATGTACTGAGGACCGACACCTACCGAGAGACCGGCAGCAGCGGCTGCCTCAGCAACCGAGTTGATCGTATTCTTGTCTGTGACTACCTGACCAGTCTCTTTGTTAACGATGTGCATGTCAGCAGCGAGGGACGTCGTATGTCTGGTAGAACCAAACTGACCGGCCTTCTTACCAGCAGCATTTACTTGTGATGGGGACAAACCTTTGTCAATCGCGTCCTGACGGGCTGCGTTAATCGCATCCTGCTTTTCGTCTGCGTAAGTACCAGACGTAAGGCTGATCCCGTAGTTAGGTCCTAGGGTCGTACCAACGATATTGGCGACACGGGACTGAAATCCTGTATCAGGAGCCTCGGGACGCATCGGACCCATGTTGTAACTGACGTTGGCAGCGAACGATTTGTCCATGTTTGGCTGTTTGTTACCAGCCCTTGCGGCCACACCGTGGAGACCATTTGTAGGATTGTTCGGACGGTTCATCGCAGGAGCAGCCTGAGGGTCGTCGACACGCTTGTCGAACATACCAGCCTTTTCCTTGACTTGCGGACCCTCTTTGAGCCCACCGAGGAGAGACGCGCGACGAGAAGCCTCGTCCATCGTCAGTCCCAGAGTTCCGTCCTTCATGACACCACCGAATGCAGGAGACTTTGCTCCGAGGGCGATGCCGTAATTACTACCGTTGATATCTACGTTCTTAGAGACGTCGGGTCCTACGTTCTTGATCGCACCCTTGAGGCTGTCCATACTTGAACGAGCCGGGAGGCCAATTGCCTGACGTGCCTTGTTCGTAGCGTCTTCGTTATTGATATTCATGGCTACTGAAGCAGCCTTGGGAGCCAGTCCGAGAGCGCCGGGGATCAATGAGAGCGCACCGAGCCAACCGGGTTTTTCTCTATACCCCCACGAGTTACTCGCGTCTCTCTTAGGTCCGTTTAGGGAAGCATGGGAATCACCCCCGAGAGCACCGTCGTTAGACAGTAACTCGTCGGGGATTTCTCTGCCTTCACTGTCAAATGCAGGGGCGTCTTCCTGAGGTTTGGCGACCGGGGGACCATCGAAAGAGTAGTATGGTATGTCTGCGTAAGGTAGTTCTTCTGGCTGGATTTCTGCGGGTTGAATCACAGCGTACCCATTCAGATCAGTCACTGGCTGAAGCGTAATGAGATCGACATAGGATGTGAAGACGCGACCGTTTTCGTCCTGCATCGTCCTCGCTAGCGCCTTAGCCATTTCTGTTTTCCTTATACTTGAGAACGACGTCTCGGAGGGTCAATAAGAGTTTTACTTCTTTGATCATACCCTGTATCTCACGGATACGAGTAAGCTCAACTTCATTCTCTAGGAAACCCCGAAGAATAGAGATACGCTCTTCAGCATATTTCTCCAGCGCATTCTTATGCTGGTTAACCATCGGGGTCAGTAGTCTTGCTAGTTCATCGTTCACTGTTGAGGTTGTCCTTGGTTAGGATTACCACCTTGGCCACCGTTACTCGCGTAACCGGCTTCTCCCGGAGTAGGAGCAGCTCCCGGACCTATGTTGCCCCCACCCGTCTGGGTAGGATCAGAAGGCTTAGGAGTAGCACCGCCCTGAGGCTGTTGTGGATTACCCTGTGGGTTTGCAGCACCCATCTTCGTTGCCATGTCGTTCATCATCGTCGCTTGGATAGCAGCCTCGCGAGGATCGTTTACAGCCTTATCAGGATCGAGATCGAGAGAAGCAGCCAATTCACGAAGCAGATAATCACGCTTAGCGAAAGGAGCGTCCATAGGATTGGCCGTAAGCTGGAGGAACTGAAGGAGTTTCTGAGAACGTACTTCATTTCGCATCAGGCTTTCTGTACCACGGGCTACGACCTCGAGATCACCCTGCAGCTTCTTATCGAAGTTAAACTGCATGTTGAACGCGAAGAGCGCTTTGCCCAGAGGAGCGAGGAGATAGTCATCGATGTTCCGGACGACCGACTTGATGTTCTGTGCAGCGGCACCCATCAACATCGACATACCAGCAGCGGTACGACCAACACCACCGACCGAAGTCTGACCGTGGGCGTAGCTAGGCATACCAGTCGCTTCATCTGCAAGCTGGCGTGCCTTGTCGAACATTACGAAACACTCGTTCGTGACATTCTGGAACTTCGTAGAGAAGATCGCCTGACCCGGGGCACCCGCCTGACGACGGAATATCTTACCGGGGTAAATCTTAAGGTCCTGTCCGGGAACGAGGTTCGTCTCATCGACTTCGAAGACTAGGTTGCTCGAGAGGACGGCGTTGTCGATTGCCAACCGGAAAGAACCGTTCATGGCAAGCTGTGTGTCCAGCATGTTCTCAGCGATACCGATACCGAAAATATTGTACGGGTTCATTTCGTACGGTACGATATGGTAGGGGATACGAGCAGGAGTAAACGGATTGAGAACCAACCGTAGAATCTGGTTATTACAAGTCCAGACGTTTACTTGGAACTCGTCGAACTTCTCCATCGCCTGAGGGATCGTGAGGTTTGCTTCGACAGCAAGGTCCTTGTCGATATTCCCCCAATATTCTAGGACTTCGTATCGTTCGTCGGTCTCTGTGTCAGACCGGTCCGAGATTTGCTGTTCCCAATACTCATTGATATAGTTCGCTCCGGCTGTAATGGCCAGCTCGATACTTTGAGTTCTAAAGTGAGGACGGCGCTTGAGGGCTCTGAGCTGAGTTCTGGAGAATCGATGACGCTCGATGAAGTGCTCGATTTCTGCCGGGATACGCGCATCTGGATCGGGGTAAGCATCCCAAACAGATACCGCCATGATGTCAGGGATCGTCTTAATGACTGGCTGGTACTTGCCGTCATCAGCCCACTTAGGATATTCTTTATCAAGTGCGAAGGGTCCCTTCATTACGCCAGTCCCGTACAACGACATGTCAAATACGAGAGCGCGTAGGTGTTTAGATGCCTCGGCTTCTTCAAGCTGGTCGAGGATCATCTTCTCCATATTCTTGGCAGCCTGTACGGCTGGCTCGAACGTCATGGCTGATGGCGTAGAACCGTAGCCTTCGTGGAGCTTTTCCTTTACACGGTCAAGCTGGTCTTTATAAGGACCGACTGCATCGATGATCTCCTGACGGGCAATCGTAGAAGACCTTGCAGACGCACCCTTGACATTCTGGTTGGGGTCGATTTGTCCTTTGGCTGCTCCAGCGGCTGTATTCTCCGCCTTTTCTTTAGGGTCGAAGTAGACGGCCTCTGCGACACCAGTAACAACCGGAGAAGGTTCGATACCAATCGGAAATCTGCCACCCGCAAAGAGAACATCGACGACCTGTGCATGTGCCGCAGCGACTTTAGTCTTAGTGATCTTGATAAAAGCACGAGACTTTTCCGTGTCTGTAAACTGGACATCAGGACCGTAGATACCACGGTAGTTCTGGTAGCAATTGATCCAACGAGCTTCGTCAGACATACGGCGCTCACGAGCCCGGAAGTATTTCTTCTGGATGTACGAGACGAGACCGCCGAGGGAGTTGTTCTCGTTTACGACGCTCTGCTTGTCGCCCTCTTCCTGAAAGGCTACGATGTCGGAGACTGCGTTCAGATCGACATTGGCATCGAGTGACGGCATCATGTCGTTCTTAGTGGCCATCGGCCTTTCGATCATTGGCATTAGTTATTTTTCCTAGTAACCGAATTGTGAATCTGCCATCCTGAAACCACCCGGCGAACCGCCGAACGGAGAGAACGATTGAGGGCGCGACATGACTCCATAACGAACGGAATCATACGCGTGGTCTGATTTGTATCTGTCGTCGATGTCATCGCCACCATCTGGGTCGGTCGGTATGACCGGGAGGTCGGCAATAATCTGACGGCACGTGTTGAAAAATACGAGACCGGGACGATCTGCCCACTCAGGGACTCGCAAGAGATGGTGGAGCCGTTGGCGTCCATTGACACGCGAAGTCGGACTACGGTCCGCTGGTCTCCATCTACATCCACGGGTGATCATCTCCTCGGCCACGGTAGGGCCAGTCTGTCCCCGCTGATGCCAACACGAAGAATCGAGTACACCGTAGGCGACGCGTTCTTGGCGTTCTTGTTCGAGGATCAACGGCGCTAGTTCTGCTGCAGTCTTCTTGGAAACATAGAGTTCCCGGTAGACGTAAAGCGTGTCGTAGTTAGGGTCTATAGCAAACCAGTGGACCGCAGAAAACGAAGAGTATCCGAAGTCGCACGAACGAAAACGCCTCCAGTCTGCTGGGATAGGAAAAGGTTCGCATGTATGGAGATTAAGGCGGAACTCAGGGAATGCCGCACCTTCAGCAACCGTCCAGTCACCTTCGAGGAGCTGGCGTCGTTTGTTATCATCCTGAGAGAGTAGGTTTGCTTCATATCGTCCATCTGCCATCAGGCTAGGATTGTCTGAGAGTTTCGCCGGTATGAACCGACGGTAAAAAAGGACCTCACCGGCTTTAGAATGTCCCTGTGGATAAACAAGGTCGTTCCCGTCGGCATCCTTTGCGACGAACGCATAGCCAGCAGGAGCGGGGTCGATAAACATCCGTTTGACCCACCCATGCCCCGGTCCGCCCGGATTGGTCGTCCCTCGCATGAAGCAAGGAAGCGTAGGGTCAGTAGACCGGAGACGAGTACGGAGGTAATCCCATGCGTACGAAGAGGCATACTGAGTAAGCTCGTCGACGGCGATCCAAGTAAAGGACTGTCCTTGATATCGGAGGACGTCGTCGTCACGCTCGAGGTAAGTCATCCAGAGACGTGCCCCAGAAGGGAACCGCCACTCGTTGTCCTTCTCGCGCCAGACTGCCCCGTCGCCAAAGATTGCTTTATATAATATCTGGGACTTCTGCTTCAACTCACGAAGCTCGTCGTTTGTACGACGGATCAGGAGACCTACGAAGTTAGGATTAGAAACATATCGTAGGGGGTCAGCGAGTAGCGCATAAGACTTTCCGCCTCCCGCTGCTCCGCCGTAGAGGACTTCCTGCTCAGTAGCTGCAAGGAAGGCTGTCTGGGGTCCGGGGTGGGGCTGGAAGGCGATGTCTTGTTCAGACTCTGTGACCTCTGGAGGGAGGTCCGCGAGTTCGACGAACGGAAGGGGGGCTGAGACGGCATTGACCGAGGCTTCTGATTGGAGTTTGTTGAGCCGCTTTTGGGCATTGATTATTTTTCTTTTCTCTGCGCCCTGCTTGATAGAGAGAATCTTGTTCTTCTTCTCTTCCTTGTTCTTGGGGCGATGTGCCTCTACGTGGGCTTTATTCTTACGGGCTCGAGGTGTGTCTTCTTTGCCCCGTAGTCGCTTCCAGATCGCGTTCAATCCGGTATGGGAGATGGGTACTCCGGTCTGTGCTACAAGCCTGTCTGTCGCGTCCCTGAGGGGAGCACCTTCTGACAATTCGTCGAGAACGACGGAGATCAATTTGACCATCTCTGGGATGGGGTTGAGGATATGGTTGTCCTCTGGGTCTACAGAGTAACCGTAAGGAATGACCCCGAAGTTACTAGTCCTCGTCTTGATGGGCCATTCATTACGTTCGGTCATTAGTAGTTCGTACCTTGTTTCTTCGGAGCCCAAATCTGGGACTTGAGATCGGCGGGTTCTTGACCCCCGTCTTCTTGGTTGCGGGGGTCTGCCAGAATTGCTTCTAGACTCTTTTCCCGTTTGGCGGCGTTCGCTTCGTTCTTCTCGTGGTCTGCAGCGGCGGCGGACTCCATCTTGTGCATACCGATCTTCTTGGCCATCTTTACGCCACGGTCGTTATACTGGAACTCACGCATATCGGCTGGCTTCTTGGAGACCGTAGCCATTTTGATTGTCTGAGAACCGCCACCGACTTTGTTGCCAGCGACGTCACGGGCTACCATGTCTGACCCGTTGGTCAGCTTAGGCTTCTGTTTGCGAATATCATCGACATTCTTAGATTGACGTTGACCCTTGAGTTTCATTTCTTGGTCGCCTTGTTAGTCTTAGGGTTGTACTTGAAGTCAGACGGCTTGTCGTTCGCCTTGGTCCTTTTTGCGGCCCGATCCTTGGCGCGTCCGTCGTTGCCTAGTGCTTGACGTTCTTTCCCGTGAGCCGTAAGCTTACCGCCCTTCATCGAACCCTGTTTGGTCAATAGGGCTGCGGCCATTCCTCGAGCGTTCTTATTACCCTTGCTGGCGAGCTGGCGAGTCAACCGGTCTAGAAGCTTAGACATTAAAAGTCTTCCTTCTCAGTCATAGGGATCAAACGATGTTCGGAGATCAGCCTTTCGCCGTTTTCGTTGACGAGGGAGACCTCTGTGGTCTCTATCTCGAACGGACCAAAGTCTTCTTCGACCTCTTTAGGGATCGTAATGGCGTGTTTAGCTGATGAGGGGCCGGAGTAGACCGGCGTGTCGCTCTGCTTGG